TTATCTGAATATATCGCCATAATAATCTCCTTTGTTAAAAGATGTTACGCTTATTAAAATCTCCAAGCATAGCATCCATCATTTTGTCTTCTGTGTCTTTGTTTGGCGACTGTACACTTTGCCCTGGCTGTACTCCTATCGGTTTAGGAATATTGAGTTTCTCTTGTCTTTTATTCATTAGTAATTGTTTCTGTTGAGCTTGTGGACTGACTTGTTCAGTCTGTTGTGCCTCTACGGGCTGGTTCAACTGGTGTAACTTTACTAAATTACCTAAAGACAATGAATCGGGTGAGCTCATTTTAGTAACAAAATCATTTGCTTGTTCAGGAGTGTAATTAAAGTCAGTTTGTAATTGCGTCAAGGTATCTTGATGCTGTTGTTTAACTGCTTGGTCCTTCTGAGCTATGTTCATTTGTTCTTCTCTGATTTCATCTTTTTTCATTATATAGTCACTCATATTATCCAAATAATCTTCTTTACGTGCTAAATACTTAGCAGAAAGACTATCTGGGTCAGCTAAGGCATCGGAAACATCATAGTCTGCTGGTTTCACGGGCTTCTCTGGTTTAACTAAACTAGGTTGTTTAGTTTCCTTTGGAGCTTGAGCAGGTTGTTGCTTTAAAGTTTCCATTTCTGCTCTAAGAGCAGCTACTTCATCTTTTTGCTTATCTGCTTGTGATTGCCAGTATTGAAATTGACTATCATTATCCTTTGCTTCTATAGCATCAGGAGCACTTTCAGTTTCACTTTTAATATCTGGTTCAATATTTGACTGAATTGGCTCTTTTACGTTAAAAGGGTCTTCTCCACCGCTATTGAACACTTGTTCAAAAATGTCTGATTGCATATCACTCGACTCTACAGTCTGGTCTTGTGAGTTCTCTTGTACTATTTCGCTTGTATTATCCATTATATCTCCTCATGTTAACTCTCATCTTCTTCAAACAGGCTTTCTGATTCCTGTGGAGCCTCCGAGTTCATTAACGTTTGTTGTTGGTCTCCGAGTCTAGCTTGAAATAAACTAGACGCCATATCAGCCCTATTAGATACCTTATCTAATTTAGAACTAAACTTTTCTACTTCTAGACGTTTCTTAGCGTGAACAGATTCTCTGTCCGCTGTTTGTAAGTCGCCCTTTACTTTCTTCAATTCTTCTTGCGTAGCTTGTAATTCTTGCATCATTTGTTGCATCTGACCAGAGCGTTCCATTACACCCTCTATATCTACAAGTTCTGATTTCTTTAATACTTCTGTTTGGTCTATTAATCCCATTTTGAACATCTCCATATATGTATTTAATAGTGCCATTCTATTCGTAGGTAAAGTAGACCCCGATACAACTTGTATATCGTATTTTCCTACACCAATGTCGTGGAATTTTGCTACATCTCCATTTTCCATTTCTTTAAAGAAATTAAATCGTTCTGATTTTTCACTTCCATTAGGTTGAACAAGTCTAATTACTTTTTCTTCAGTATATAATTGCTGCATTAATGGAATAGCAACTGTTCCCACTTGATTTAATGCATCTTCTATATCATCTCTACGAGATTTAATTCTTCGTTGCCCAAACTCGTCTACTACTATAGTACCTCTATAAGTAGATGGTGCATTCTTACCCCCGCCTTGCATCAACTCGTAAATTCCAAATCCATATTCTAAGTCAGACTTAGCATCGGCTTCATTTTTATATAATTCATTTGGTAGTGGCACTGGTCCAGCTACAATAGGTGCACCCAATTCAGCATCAAATTCTATAACACTAGTTCCCGCTCTTCCCCATTCTTCTTCTACTTGTCTTTTATCAACAGACCCTCTCGGAATAAGAAGTTTTACATTAGTACTAGTACTAGCATGAGCTATAATTAAAGAACGAATCTTATTTATATATTCTTGTAATGGTCTGTAAATTCTTACATCCGACTCAGGAAACGGAGTACGTAAGTGTACATTCATTATAGGAACAATAGGGTAATCTTCTACAGGAAGTACTCGTTGATATAATAATGAATCTCCTACACTTACTGTCATTTTAATTCTTGGAACATCTACTTTATTACACGTAATTTTTTCCATTCCTTTTAATTCTTCTACTCTTGTAGGAATAAGTACTGTTGTACTTCCAGGTATTCCATCTTCATTTTCTGGTCCAGGAACCTTGATTGGTTCTTGAGGAATTGGTTGTCCAGATTGAGGGTCTAACTGCATAGGTGGTAGTGCTAAGTGAAACATTGCTCCATCTTCTTGGATAACTTGCATTAGTTCCTCTACCGATTCTTCTTCCCATATAATTGTTTCTTCTCCTGTAGCTTTTCTAACTATAACGTATAGTTCTGCTTCATAAATTTTAAATTCTTCTGCGGTAAATAAATATTCTCTTTCACTAAAAGGTTCGAACGCATTATAAAGTGAATGCATTTCTTTTGTATAACGCTCTAGATATCTTCTTACTGTATGAGCTCTATCTTCTACATCACCAGGAAATATTTGACCTACTGATTTAGATAGGTTTGTAGTAGGATAATCATCTGAAGCTTCTGGTTCTTCTGTTGAATTTTCAATTAAGTCTTCAAACTCTGGATAAAGTTGTTTTGCAGCTTCATCTGTCATATAACTAGCATAAATAATATTAGCAGCGTCTCTGCAAAATCTATCTTTACAATTAGGGTCAAAATAAATATCTAAAGGATTCAGTGCTTTTATTTTTACTTCACCTTTACCCATATCTGCATCAGGGTCTTGATATACCATTAGAGCTCCCATACCACCTACGTAATAATCGTCAATAGCTTGTTTTAACTCTAAGTCTCCTTGAGATATTTGCCATATGTATTGAAATAAGTCTGAAAACACTTTTGATGTATCTCTATCCGAATCTTCTCTACCAGTACTTCTAAATTGTGGTGAATTGTAGGTTAATAAAGCTTTAGCTGTTTCTACAATAGGGTGAATACGATTAACAACAATAGGAGCTTGTCCTCTTGCTTCTAGTGATTCTTGCTGTTCTTGAGTCCATTGAGCACCAGCTCTAAACTCTACAGACTCTTGAAATTTTTGTGCCCATGGGTCACGAGATGAATTATACTGTATCCAGAGTTCTTTAGTTTGTTGTACGTCTTTGTGAATTTCTCTAGATTCAAAATTTCCAGATTCGTAGTCAAATACTAACTCGTTATCTTTCTTGTTTTGACTTCTGGACTTTTGTTTTCTTTTTTGTATATCCATTCTCAACCAGTATATAGTTTTCGGGTATCTCTATCTTTTCTATATTATCTATATCGGCTAAAAAATCTTTAAAAGATAATGAATATTTAGCATTTATTTTTTTCATTATTAGTGCCTAGAAATTAACGAAAAAAAATAATAATTGTCAAGGGTTATTTATAATAGTCTCCAGTCGACTTTTTTACGAAGGAAATCACGCTTCATATTCGCTTTCTCTGTTTCGGAATCATGACTAGGTCTATATGCATTTTTGTTTGCATAGAAAAATCCATCTAGTAAGTCATCGTGTTTACCACGGGGATAAAGTAGTAATTCGTCTTCAAATGCTTGCATAGATTTTTTCATATAAACTTTCTTATTTGCAAACAAAGGCTGAAGGCTTTCTAGACGGTATGACTTACTAGTTCTAGGATTCTCTTTTACTTCTAGTCCTGGGATGAACAATCCAAGTTCTTCTGATTTTTCTTTAATGTATTGACGCAACATTTCCTGATAACCAACAGATTCAATTCGTGTCTTAGCGCTTTCATATTGTTTAAAGTTATCAAGAATTGCATCAGCAAGGTCTAAGGGGTTAGCTCGCTTCCTATAATAAGGAAGACAAAATCTATTATTATCCTTATCAACTGCAATATTAAATACAACACTATAGTCTGCTGTTTTCTTTGTACTACTAGCAGGGTCGACACCAGTGAACACGTTCACAGGTCGTCTCTCGTTTACTTCCTCACCTTGCAGGTTCGTCAGAACGAGGGTCGACAACCCTGCCTTATTTGTCTCAATGTATCCATCATAGTATTGAAAATCTTCTGGTCTAAATAGATTATCTTCATCTCCTACAATTTGACAAAGGTACTCACGATAGAATACAGACAAACGATTAATACTCTCTAACTCTTCTTTCTTTTGTTGTAATTTTTCAATAGGCCATACTTCGTCCCATAATGCAATATTTTTTTCCATATCAGGTCGGAACTCTAGTGTATTCCATCCTTTCATGTCTTTTAATGTTTCTACTAAGCAACGCTCATGTTGAGGAGTACCAATAACGCATATCTTCCCACGAAGGGGGTCCAAGGATGGAACGCCACTTTGTAATAACCAACGTAGATTAAATTCCATTGCTTCAGATGTCTTGGTGTTAATTTCATCTTCTGGGTCATCCAGAATAAGTAGTGTTGGTCGTTGGTTTCCATGTTTTATCCCTCTAATCTGTTGTCCTGTACCCTTACAAATAATGATACTTCCATCTTTTAATTCTATTTCGTTGTTAGACCATTTACGTGCAGACTGCATTCCCCAGTACCCAAAGAAATGTCTGAACTCTTGCGAATAGTTTAAGACGTCTTTAATAGTTCCCAACAATTTAGTAGCATGAGACTGTGTACGAGAAACTAATACGATTACTTTTATACCCTTGTCAAACATTAAATGAAATAAAGGATATACACCAGCAACGACTGAGCTCTTAGCGTGTCCACGAGGAGCAATAATGTTCACTTGTGTTTCGTCTGCTTTTATAAGTGTATTAGAAATATCATAATGAAAAGGAGGAGACTCCGAACTGAACATATTAGGCATAATCATTCGTCCAAACAAAAGCATATCCTTTTGCATCTTAGTAATAATATGTTTTTTATCCACTATTTTTTCTCAGTAACGGTTACTTTTATTCCCATATCACCAGCAACAGCAATTAATGTTGCGATAAATATAGATAAATCAGCTTTTTTCCCCGAGATGGAGATTTGCTTCTTCATTGTCTATGTCCTTTGTTTTTGTTGCTGTTAATTTCTTCGTCTGTTTTTCAAAGTTAGCTTCTATTTGATGAGATAAGTCTACTTCAATCGTATCAGTCTGTGTTTTAGCTTTTGGCTTCATATCTAAGAAATCAGACAATTCTTTAGCTGCTTTTATCATATTACCAGGGTCTTCATTACATTTTGCTACCCCAATAGCATCTTTTATAGTATCTAATACGTATCCTTCATCAATTCCACGCTCCGTAAGTACTTCTTGCATTTTTTCTTTAATCATTTGCTTCATTCCTTCAGTTTTAAGTAATCTTCTTGCGGTCCAGGCAGGCTTTTCTTGGTCTGGCCTATACATCTGTCCCAGTTTTTCATAATCAGGCGATTCTCCTGCCATTAAATACGTCATATAGCCATCTAAGAGTCGCAATGACCTCGCTTTCTGTAGCTCTAAGTCCATATGACTTTTTATAGACGTTCCATGAAAGCTTTGGTTCTCCCAATGGGGCATAAATAATAGTTTACTTGTCTTTGTAACCCATTGTTTACCATAACAGTACGTCATTTCTACACCAGTAGCATATGTATTTACAGCTAAGCACTCTGCAATCCATCCGTCATCAGATAATCCCCATTCGCCTACCTTACATTTATTCCAATGCTTAACTTTAGGCTGCTCTACTGCATTCCATTTTTCTTGTGGGAATACCCTATACTCTTTTTCTACAAAGTTATTTATCTTCAGTTTTCTTGGTATCTTTATCATCTAACTTGTATTTATTTTTTAAGTAGTCCATAAAATTATCTATGTCTTTATTATACTCAATGTACTCATTCAGTGCTTTATCACTATTAATTAATGATAGCTGCAATGCTTCTACTTGTTGAGCTAATCTTCCTACAACGCCTAATACGTCTTTTAACGTAGGCTTACTTTCTTTTCTTCCACCTATAATCATGTTTTCTCCTCTAGCTTATATACTCAGTACTTAAGCTTATCTTATTTAGTCTTATCTTATTTAGTCTAATCTTATTAAAGTTATCAGTAAGCTTAGTATACTAAGCTTATATACTTAGTTTATTATAATCCCTACATCTAATTCTTTTCTACTGCTGAAACTCCCATTTCCATTTCATCCATTACTGTAAATATTTCTATTTGTGCCAATACAAAATCAAGCATATAGGATTTATCTTTAGGTTCAACTCCTTCGTCCATAACTGCTTTAATCCACTTCTTAGAGGATTTGTCGTACATTTCAAATACTTTCTTTTTCTCCGTCATTACTAAATTTAATCATCCGATGTCTCACTTCCAAGAAAAATTTCAGAAAAAAAAATTGCCTTAGATAGCGTGTGGGTGGTATATATACAACCTACTCCCCCCATTATCTTGTTGCACTTGTTCATTCCCGTTGAAATTCGGTGTTCGCTCTGCTCACCCGTTTGTTTATTTCCCACCCCTCTTGTTCCTCGTGTGCGTACCCCCTCGTCGTTCCTCCTCGCCCGCACACAGAGTGAACGCTTAGTGACTAAGGACTAGGGATTAGGGCTCAGTGACTAGGGCTCAGTGACTAGGGCTCTTTATCTATTTGATTTATTATATTAATTAACTCTTATAAAGGAGAGTACTATGTGTGATATATGTAAAGAAAAAGAACATGATTTTATGGTGGAGCAATATGACGCTTGTTGTAAGGAATGCTTCGAAGCGGAACTTAGATTGGTTCAGATTGATTTGATGGAGAGTTGTCCTTCCCGTCCTATTGATGATGAGATTGACCCTGTTCCTCCTATGTTCAGATAGTATAGTTTAATCCCTACTTGTTACCTAGTGTAGTGAGTAGGGATTAAGGATTACATACTTTATCTTTTTGATTTATTATTTAACTAACTACTCTTGAAAGGAGTACACTATGAAACTACCAATCTCTATTAGTGATATTTACCCTTTTGATAATAAAGGACTATTCTTACCATTAATTAACCACATATACGGCACAGAAAATGCTAATATGTTTCGTAATGCAGTCTTATATAGTAATATGCTTTGGAATTACGAGTGTAATAAGCACCCTGAGTTCACAGATGAGTACACTATTATGGATTATATAGATAATCATCAGTTCCATTGGTTATTAGCACTAGGAGAACCCCTTAAAGAAAAGGATTTCACACCTAATGATAATACCATAGAATATTGTCGTGAAGAAGCAGAAAAGTTCGCTATTGAACTAGATAAGCGTAAAGACAACTTCTTAAGTAATGTAATAACGGAAGATGAATTACCATTTTAATGATTAGAGCCTTAGTAATAAGTGACTAGGGCTCTTTATCTTTTTGATTTTTTTTTATTATCGTTGTCTCTAGGAGTTGATAGCCTAGAACATCAGTTCATCCTATGGAAATGTTTAGATACCTTTCAGATGAACTTCCTTCACAACGATAATAATTAACTATTAGGTATCTAATGCTAGCCGTACAGGTTCAGAAATGATTAACTAGCGAAGATACCTTTAATGATTTTATCTTTTTGATTTTTTTTATTAACATTAAATAAATAGGAGTTCTCTATGAACTATGTATTCTCTTTAAATAATATAGTATTAACTAAAATTCACGCCGACAACAGTAATGTCGCCTTGAATTTTTTCAAAAGCCTTCCAAGATTTAGGGAGTTATCTCTATCTGAACAATGTCAGATTAAGATTAATAGAGCATCTCGTTTATGAGGTGCCCTATTACAACTAAAAAAGATTTAGTTACTTATGTTCATAGCATAAATAAATCGAAACCAATTAGTAGAATAGCAAAGATGTCAAAATCTCAGTTATATGCTATTTGGTACTCAAGACAGATGAAATTTTAGATAATGTACTAAGGGAGCCACGGGTCATACCTGTTAAGTTAAAAAAGTTTGGAGTGAGTTCATTACTCTATGGAGATTTAGTAAACCCTTCAAATAGGCTTCTAGTACATTAATGAGTCTTTTTATCTGTCTGATTTTTTTTTTATTTAATCATAACCATATAACAAAGGAGTTATCAATGGTCAAAAAGCAATACTACACACAATTTGTAAATCACAACGATGAGCAAATTCCATCAACAGAGGTTGGTGTAGAGAGTAAATTGTTTGTAACAGTAGTGGATAAATCAGCAGAAATGTCTGATATCCAAACTCAAATTGAAACTAAGTTGAAAAACCTTAGCTTCAAATTTGAACTTAAAAAAGAGTATGAGACGAGTAACGGTAATCGTGGCTTGTTTTATGTTGTCCCAGATATCTTCTAGGGCATTCTAATTGGACGGGAGAGGAATCTCCCGTACCCTCTCTTTTTTAAATCATCGTGTCTTCACTCCGTGATGACATAGTGTATATTAACACACTATTACACCCAAAACCACACAAAAAACCGTGAACACATAAACATCCTTCGCATTCAAAACATTCGATTTGTAAACAATCTTTTTCTTCTTGGTTTTTTTTTTAATAATTTGCAATAATACGAGTAGCTCTTGTATGCTTGCAAAGTTCGTACACCCATATTATAGGCGTTAAGTCCTTATGGGTAGTGCTATAGTTCCGATAGGAGCATTTGATACATAAATAGTGTATCACTTGATGTTGAATCATTGATAGTGCGTATATGTAATACACAAAGATAGGGCAACTTATCACCACTAATTGCATACATTTAGGTTGAAAAGCAAACACCTAAGTATGTCATTATACACAAACGCAATGTATCAGATGCAGAGATGCTATCAAACTGATATAAGCAATCCGTTAGGATTATGTGGAGATGTAGTGGTTGGGCATGCACAGCAGTGCGTCCTCCAGCAAGTTTTGCAACATATAGAAGGTA